GCATTTCAGCTAACACAATAAAACCTTCCTTAACATATGGAACCATGCTTGGAACAAACGCGCCAATCATAGGTATGCTTAATAAAAAAACAAACCACTCGTCCTTGAGTGAATTATTAGAGTTCTTGGCTTGTGCTTCATCCCAAGACGCTTCGTTTTCTATTTGAGTTAGTTTTCTTTGATGGACAGCCTGTTTTTCTTCGGCTTTGTTTTTTAGGTGGGTAGTTACTACATTGGCAAGAGGAGATATAATTAAAGATAGAAAGTTCACTTTAAACCTCTTTGGAAGAACAAGGGTAACCGTCCTTGGAAACCCTTGGTTATTACTAGCTTATACAGCGAGAATAAAGCCAGTCTCTGAACGAAGAGGCTCAACACCATAGAGGCGGTCAGCAGTCATTAGAGTGGCAAGGTACTCTTGCTTGTAGCTAGTTTGTGTTCGGACACCCTGCTGCTCAACAAGAACCATAGTGTCGCTGTGTGCAAGCATAGCGGCCTTAAGGTCAGCAGAACTAGCTGAGTTATCACCTGCGGCAGTATGAACAGGACAGTTGTTTGATACAAAAATATCTATACCATACAAGTTACCAATAAGTCCATTCTGAACAGTCTGACTTGATACAAAATCAGCAGAGGTATAGCGATCAATACCCATGATAGTGTTTCGGACTGAAGGTGGAATAACAAAGAAACGGTTATCCATTGGAGTGTCAGCTTCGTCCTGCTTTTGAATCAAAGCGCGGAAACCTGCATCAGTAAATACGTCAGTACCACCAACAACTGTGTTAGCTGCGTTAAGAGTTAGACCGTTAGAAGCGTCAACAAAGAAAGAGTTACTGTGAATATAGTCAGTAGCACTTGCATTACCTTGGTCACCAAAGTTCTTACCAAGAGCATGGAGAGCGTTATCTACTTGAGTAGCTAAAGCATAACCTGCGTCAGCAGTGTAGAACTGTCGCAAAGAAGCAAGAGCTTGAGTTTCAGCAATATCGTCAATCAAACGAGAGTATTCAAAATGTTGATTAATAGATACTACAACTTCGGTTGAAGTTCCATGTAGAATGTTAACTAATGTACCTTCAGTTTTAGCAGAAGCAGCACCACGATCAGGAGAAGGAATGTGAATAGTATCACCTTTCTTTCCTTGCATTGACATTTTCTTGACAAGATTTGCAAGAACAAGAGACTTTTCATAAGATGCAACAATTTCATCCGACCAAATTTCGGGGATAAAAGTTGCTGCTTCAGTACCACTAATTGCTTTAGCGGCTGTTCCAAATGCGCCGGAACTAGACGTTACATATGCGGGTTGTGTAGCCATGATATAATACCTTTAATAAGAAATTCCAAAGTTAACGGACTCTCTTCTCTGCGTATGCTCTTGTGATCTCGTCAGCAAGAGAAAGGTAGCGTTGAGGATCGTCCTTCATAAGTTTAATAATGTCAGCACGGCGATATATTTTCTTAGAAACAGGAGCCGATGATCCTTTGTTTGTCCCTACAGATGCATTTTTAACCGTTTGTTTACGATCTAACTTTTCACTGCTTGCAGTTTGCTGAACAGCGGTTTGTCGATCCTTCCAAAGGTTTAAAAGCTCATCCGCAGTTTCATAATCATACAACTTATCTGCTTGATGAAAAAGTTTTTGTCGTACTTTAGAGGCAGTTACCCACTCTTGAAACTTTGTGTCCTGTATAATGTTTCCCATGTCAGGATGTAGTTTCTGAAGTTGAGCTTTAGCAGTCGCTTGTTTATATTCACGATTTACTTTTTCTGCTTCCAGTATTGAAGGGTGCCTAGAAATCTGTTGTTGAATAGCTTTCTCTGGTTCAGAAAAGAAATCTATTTCTTCAACTTCAGTTTGTGCCTGTTGCCCTTGATCGAGTTGTGTTTGCCCTTGAATGTAAGTATCAACTACCTTACGCAACTCACCAACCTCAGAACTCTGCCTACCTAGGAGCTTTTCAGCTTCTTGGTGCATCTGTACAATCTCAGCAGTGCTTTTTCCTTGATATTTATCAGGGAGTGCCTGTTGTGGTTCTTCAGATACTTGTTCTTGGGTTATAACTTCTTCGTTTATTGAAGAAATCTCTTCGTCAGTTTCGGGTGAACGCTCGTCTACTAATTGACCCATTATTAACTCCGTCTTATGATTATGGAACAGGGTATTGTGTTATCAGGACTCTAAGAGTTTGCCTGTTTTCTTTCTTCTTTAATTTTTATTTCTCTGTGTTTAGCCCATTTGTCAGTTGCACTAGGAAAGTGACCAGATATAGGATCAAGAGAAAAGTTTACTGCACTAATAATTTTAAACGCTTGTTCATTGCACATTGGACACTGAATAGAAACTAAAGACGAATCAGTAATTCTTTCATGTATGTGTCCATTGGGACATTTAAAGTCAAACAAAACAGCCATTATTTTCTACCTCTAACCTTCTTGACTGTTATTATAAAATTCGTCTTCCAAAGTTTTAACTTGATCTGGAAGGTTAAGAATATTATTGATAACCGCAAGTTGCCCTTTTCTATAATAGAGATCGTTTTCGTCTTTAGCTGTTTCCACGCTATTGATAAGTTCATAACTATCAGACAAGTCTTCACACAGAGTCTTCCAACCAACCATGTTAAACAGTTCTCTAAGAGATCCGTAGTATTCTTCCAAAGCAGTTGTATTCTCTTCATGTCTCATTTCCTGTTTCTCCTATAATAGGACAGTTAGTGATTAAACTAATAATAGCTCTGGCCCTAGACTAACACATTTTTAACTAAATGTCAAGCTATTTTTTTACTTTTTAAAGAATAAATAAAAGTAAGATATTTTATTATTTCATTTGATTCGTAAATC